CTGTGGTATCAGCTAATGTTTTTGGTTTTTATATTTTATAGATTTTTAGTTGCTTATCATGCGTAAACTCCGACGTTTAATAACGCACGTACTCGCTCAAGGGGGGGGTACGTAATACCCCAGCCATTAAAAACTGGCTGCTGCCCCCATAACAAATAACCTACACAGTGGAAGTATTCAATTGCACGACAAAGATGTCACAATTAGTAGCTCCTGTAAGAGCACTATAATTATTAATAGTGATAAACGGGGCCACGCCAGTCGTGACTGCAGAAATGTCGATGAATTGTACCATACACGCACCGGCGCACGCAGTAGCACTAGCATTAATCACACCACCAGTGCGATAAATGTTCTTGCTGTTGACAGATGTGGAGAAAGAAACTCCAACACTAGTCGCTGCGGTAGCACCCTGGTGGGCCACAACTATGGCCCAGGAAGTGTTTTGTGCACTAAGCGGGAACGAAATTGTCTTTGCGGTAGCATTTATGGATAACCCAATCGTGTCATAAGCACTGACTACTCCCGAACCGATCGGGGAAGTAGTCGATAATGTCCCAATAGTAGTGTAATGAGCATTGAGCATACTCGTTGTTGTCGACAACTGAGGCTTTCGCAATTCGATGTCATACGTCACCCACAATTCACCTAAATTTGCACTGGCACTGGGATACCCAACAGTTGCTACATTGAAGGTACCCAAGTCGTACATTTTCTCATCTTCTCCCGCAGGGACTGCACCGGTACGCACATATTGGACGTTGAACGGATTCTCTTTAGGATCACATTCAATTGGGTGTGCGATATCATCACTCGGCTTTCCATCAGTACTGAAATACTCATTGAGCATAGCAGTTTTGTTGGTAAAATAAGGAGCTGTTGACCGATATTGAGTTGCCATAATAACACTGCCTAAGGCGGTGTTGGTACTAGCAACACTCTCTCCGCTTGTGGAGACGAAATGGAATACCAATCCCTTGAAAGTGAATTCCTGATATTGTTGCGCAATTGACGCGAGCCAAGGAAAAGTTCCCGACTGTCCCGGGTTCAAAGAGAACTGTTGGACATTGAAAAGACCGGTTGTCGAACTAGCAACAACATCTTGAATATACTCACGATGTTGGATACGAGTCGTCTGACCAGTCTTATGCATAAAAGGAACGCCCTTTGCCGCTTTTTCAACAATATTATTTTGAGAAAGCGAATAATCTCCCATGCCGAGCCATCTAGATAGCCCGGCCCCTGCCTCATAACCTCCCGAGAGGTTTCCGAGGACGCCCCCTGCCGCCGCACCTGCCCCGCGTAGGGCAAGTGCACCAAGCTTAGTGAGCAATGTTCTCTCATCTTTTCCATGCTTGGGTGCGGCAGAAGCACGATTTTTCTTTTTGGTCTTATTGATCTTGACCTTAAATTTCTTAACCATTTTATCGTTTTGTATTGGATCCGGCAAACGACAAACCGGACTGTTCATCGCTAGGAACTAACGCGGCGCCGTGCAGTCTCTCGGCATTTTGGTTAGCACGTAAATCTTTACGCCATCTTGTGGCAACGTTTTGGGCCTTAACCTAGCGACCCAATGGGCTTAACGGACCCTTTGTGAGATATCACCGTCGCTTTCCTGCGATCACCTGCCCCATCCATATGGGTGCGAGGTGGACAGCCACTCGAAAGTGGCCCGGGACTCAACCCTGCCTAGTGCCTCTATCACACTCTTCTCCATAGAAACCTGTTCTTTGGGGCTAATACCATAGCGTTCCTCGAACAGCAGTCTAGATTGAGCTGTGACCTCAAAACACAAGGCCCTTGATGATGGACAACCTTCCAGCTCCCAACGCTGGTAGGTGGGTATTGGTTTGCCCAGTTTGTGCACTTTAAGGTTCCATTTTGTTATGTATTGGCATATTGGACTAATTATTGGCTGGCCAGGATTGGTCGCTGCCTCGCCTATGGCTATCCCTTTCATGAGATTTCTCCAATTTTTCTTGGAGTACTCCTCATTAATAAGGATTGTATCCAAAACGCGCTGCCAATTTCTTATCCAGCGCCATCCATCATAACACTGTGTCAAATAACATTGACACCAGAAAACTTTTTCCATTTCAACGAATACGCCCTCCACACGGCAATTCAGACCAAATGCATCAAATTGGTCTATCTTTGCTAGGGCGCTCTCCAGGTCTTCCGCTTCCATTATGACGTTTGTATCATCACCATTTACGAACAACTCAATGTCATTGTCGAAAATGGCTCTACAGGTAACAGCCATTAAAAGACTATTACCACATCCAGTCTGTGGATCTCCTGAACACCTTCCATTGAATTTTAGTTTGTGCTTTTTCCCGCCGATTCTCAGCATTGACGATTTGGCTTCTTGTATATCAAGGAGACTATTTAGTAACGGGTCCCTGGCAGCCATCTGCCTAAAAGCGCGATTTTCTAATCTCTTCAAACAAGTGCCAATATGGCCATCAAAAGCCGATTGATCCAAAGCGAGTACTACTGGGCTGCGGAATCTGGCTACCATTTCCATAAACATTTCGGCTAGTCTCGATGAACTTTTTCCTTTTGCCAAAAATGGAAATTTGCAGCCCGGCAACACCATGTGGATCATTGCATGCTCCATAGGTTTCATATACTGCGCTAGTCTTGCCCTATACATTAACGATCTTGGTTGAATGGGTCTAGGGACTCTGTCGGGTTTGTCATAGTACGAATATTTTTCCCACTTTATAAATGGTTCAATTACTCCCCACCCCCGATTGAATTCCCTGCCTTTTGCAAAACCTCTCGCATAATTAGGACGTTGTCTAGCAGTGCACGCCTTCAGAACTTGCTCCTCACACATGGGAGTGATTCCCCTGAATCCTCTTCCCATTTTATCTGATAAAGATGTCGCCTGTTCCCACAACAATTTGTGCAACCCAGGATTTCTCCGTTTGAATTCACCTTGCCTATGGATGGCATCTTCTGCTTTTTCCATAAACCGTTTCGCCAAACTCCAAACCAAATTCCTGTCACACACACAAAACCCAAAGACGTCGTTGTGTCCCACTGACGTCTCTACCATCACCATATCGATCCTTCGCCCACCTTGCTTATTACACTCTACCTGACCCATGACTCCGAGCTGCATACATAAATTAATTGTGCGCTCTTTGTCTAAGGGACAATAGGCAGGTATGTGCAACAAGCGGCCCTAAACCTGTGGGAGCTCCCAGGCGGTCTGCCAAAGACCCACCCGGGTGGCAGCAACGGCAAATCGGTCCGAAATGGACCTGCCGATTCTGCCAAAGAATCCTAATCTCGAGTTCTCAGTGTTGAAATTTGAGGCATGATGATGTTCCCATAATTCTGGATAATGTACGGTCACATCATCAACGAAATTATCGCAATCATTTATCTCCTGAATAATTTGGCGCAACAATTTGTATTTCATGGCATTGGTAAATCCTGGTATCTTATCAGCAGCTAAGTGCTTTTCAACCAACCAATATTCTCGCCAAGAATTCATAACTGTGTTGCCATACTGTTGCTGGAGCCATCTATAATCGCCAACATTTCTGCCTCGCATGTACATGGCCTCTCTAGCCCAATACAACATGCTCTCCTCAAATTCCTCTGGGACACACTTTAACTCCCGGGAGGCCCGCACCAGGCGGCCCGCCCGAACACCACGTTGTCTGATTCTTGAACCTCTCAACGCGGTCACGTTACTCTGGGTACATAATGAACCCGTTCTTATAACGACGTTTCCTTGGCCAATTCCCTGGCCGACAGATCCGGTTTGTAGTATTTTCAACAGCATCTCTCTAGAGCACGCCTGCAATCTAGGAGTTAGCTGGCCACGCTCGACTACCTCGAGCGTGGGTTTTGGTTCAAATGAAGTGGTTTTCTCCCAAGCGGCTTCAGGTGTGGTGTCCAATTCCATATCGCTATTAATGGCTTCGGAGATGTCCTTTTCCAATTCAGAATCTGGATTAGGATCTCTTCCTTTCGCGCTAGTGGTATTGACGTAGGTGACCAACCATTTACCAACTCTTTCTTTTGTTTTTCGTTCAGATAGCTCCTCCGCATGCGATTTGACTCGCTGGGTATCACGGCTATTATCGTTGCGTTCATAAGAGATTTCCATCGGTGTTGTGCTTGAGTTACTTATCATTTAAAAGAGTATTAGAACCACTGCTGGTAGTATACTAGTCTAAGACCTGAAGGACCATACCATGGCCACCTCCGTGATTACCTTCCGGAGCAGGAGCTTGAAGACCAAGCTGCGGACATATCGCCGTCCGCTTGCGGATAAACAAAT